ATTACCATTAACCTCCGGCGTGACAGGAGTATTACCTACAGCAAACGGTGGTACTAATTTATCATCATTTACAGCAAACGGAGCAGTTTATGCGACATCAACTTCTGTTCTTACTACTGGTACTCTTCCTGTGGCTTCTGGCGGTACAGGCAGTACTACCTCTACAGGATCAGGCAGCGTTGTTCTTGCAACATCTCCATCGCTAGTAACTCCTGCGCTAGGTACACCAACAAGCGGTAACTTTAGTACAGGTACATTTACCTGGCCTACATTTAACCAAAATACGACAGGTACTGCAAGTAATGTAACAGGTACAGTGGCTATCGCTAACGGCGGTACAGGTCAAATAACTGCATCAGCTGCGTTTAATGCTTTATCACCAGTAACAACGTTAGGCGATTTAATTTATGGATCTGGCACAAATACTAATGCCAGATTAGCTGGAAATACAACATCTACTAAGAATTTCTTGGTACAAACAGGTACAGGCTCTGTGTCTGCTGCGCCTACATGGGGTACTATTTCAGCTGCAGATGTTCCAACGTTAAACCAAAATACAACAGGTACTGCAGCAAATATTACGGCATCATCTAACTCAACACTTACTACATTGAGTGCGTTAAGTTTGCCAGGATCACAAGTTAGTGGTAATATTAGTGGAAATGCAGCAAACGTAACAGGAACTGTTGCTGTAGCAAACGGAGGTACTGGATTAACAACAGCACCTACAAATGGTCAAATTGATATAGGTAGCACAGGTGTAGGTTTTGTTAGAACAACACTAACAGGCACAACGAACCAAGTTACTGTAACAAATGGTGCTGGATCAATTACATTAAGTTTACCTTCATCAATTAATGTAAATACCACAGGTACTGCAGCTAACGTTACAGGCACAGTGGCTATTGCAAATGGTGGTACAGGACAAACAACAGCAAGCGCTGCGTTTAATGCCCTATCACCAATTACTGCAACTGGTGATTTAATTATTGGTAATGGTGTTAATAGTGCAACAAGATTAGCAATAGGTACAAGTGGTTATGTATTAACCTCTAATGGTACAACAGCATCATGGCAAGCATCTACTGGTGGCGTAACATCATTTCAAACAAGTTTAAGTGGATTGACACCAAATACAGCAACCACAGGTGCAGTCACATTAGCTGGCACATTGGGTGCAACAAGCGGTGGTACTGGATTTAGTACATATGCTACAGGTGATTTACTTTATGCATCTGCTACAAATACATTAAGTAAATTAGCCGCAGGTACAAACGGATATGTGTTAACATTAGCTAGTGGTGTGCCAACATGGGCGGCATCTACTGGTGGTGTCACAAGTTTTAGTGCAGGCACAACAGGATTAACACCAAGTAGTGCAACGACAGGTGCTATTACATTAGCAGGCACGTTAGCAGTTGGTAATGGTGGCACAGGATTAACAAGTTTAACAGCTAACTATATACCTTATGGTAATGGCACATCAGCATTTAGTTCAAGCACTAATTTTACGTACAATGGTACAGTATTAACACTTACAGGTACTGCAGCACGATTCCAAGGTGATTTTAGTAATGCAACGTTTAATAGTAGAACAGCATTCCAAACATCAACGACTAATGCAACCACTGGTATCTATGCATTGCCAAATGGAACTTCAACTGCAGCTTCATGGCAAGCAACAAATGCAGCTGATCCTACAAATGCAAGTAAGATTTTAATTGCTACAAACGGATCCACAGACGTTCAATTAGTTTCGGGCATCAATGGTACAGGTACATATTTACCAATGGGCTTTTGGAATAATGGTGCAGAAAAAGCTAGATTATCCGTGTCAGGTGGATTTTCTGTAGGCACTACGACAGATGCTGGATCTACAAATATTTTAGCTGCTGGTAATGTAACAGGCGCACAAGTTGTAGCATCAAATGGTATAGTTGTAAATAGTAAAACAGTATCAGCAAGTTATGCAATTCCATCAGGATCAAGTGCTATGAGTGCGGGTCCGATGACTATCGCTTCAGGTGTTACCGTTACAGTTCCATCGGGTTCTCGTTGGGTAGTACTTTAAAATAAAAAGGAAAAATTATGGCAGCATCAGGATTTACGCCAGTATCATTATATTATAGCGTCACAACAACTAATACGCCCTTAGCGGCAAATTTAGTTAATGGTGAATTGGCTATTAATATTGCAGATGGTAAATTATTTTATAAAGATAATAGTGGCGTAGTGCAAGTTATCGCGACCAAAGGTGCGGGTACCATTGGCGGATCAAATACTCAAGTACAATTTAATAATAGTGGTGCATTAGGTGGATCAGCAAACTTTACTTGGGATGGATCTACAGTAGCTATTACAGGTGCACTAACTGCTACAACAGACTCAGCATTCACCTCTACTGGTGCATTACAGTTACCTTCTGGCACACTAGCACAACGTCCTACTGGCGTAGCTGGTAAAATAAGATTCAACACTTCAACACCTGGCTTTGAAGGATACAACGGCACTAACTGGGGTTCAATCGGTGGAGCGCAAGCATCAGGGGCAGTCTATGAGAATAAACAAGTGATTGCAAGTAACTACACTATGACAACAGGATATAGTGGGGAATCAGTAGGCCCAATAACAATTAACAGCGGTGTAACAGTCACCATTCCTAGCGGATCACGCTGGGTTGTATTATAGGAGAATTAAATGGCATCAACGATAAATGCGAGTACGAGTTCTGGGCTAGTCCAAACAGCGGACACTTCTGGCGTTCTACAATTCCAAACCAACAGCGGCCAAACAGCAGTCACTATAGATACATCACAGAATGTAGGGATTGGTACTACAAGTCCTGCAGTAAAATTAGATATAAATGGTCAAACAATTAGTAGAAACCAATTAAATATTTTTAATGGCAATGCATTGGCTTTAAATGATTCTACAAACGTAAATATTTATTATTTAGAAAACGCATCAAGCAATTTACAGTTTATTTATAATTCTACAGAACGTATGCGTATAGACTCTAGTGGTAATGTAGGGGTTGGTGTAGCACCCAGTCCTTGGAATAGCCCAATAAAAGCAATACAATCACTTTATTCTGGATCATGGAGTAATACTTCAGCATCAACTTGTTTTTATAGTAATGTATATAGAGGAGCATCATATAGCGCATTCTATATTACGACAGCAACTGCTGGAGAACTAGGATTTAATTTTAATGGTGTAGGAGAGTGGGCATTCTCTACTGCTCCATCAGGATCTTCTGGAACGGCTTGTACTATGACAGAACGTATGCGTATAGAAAATACTGGTAATGTGTTGGTAGGAGCTACATCACAATTTTCTGGATTTGTGGCTAATGCAAAATTATATACAGAATCATCAACTTCAGATTACGCAGTAAGTTTTAGAAGCACAGCAACAACAGCTTATGGTTTAGCTATTTCATATTCAACAGCACCAAATGCAGCATCACAAAACTTTATTGATGCAAGAGATTCAAGTGCACAAAGATTTGCAGTAATGTCTAATGGAGGCATACGTAATTTTTCAGCTAATAACGTAAACTTATCTGATGGGCGTGAAAAAAAAGACATTCAATTAGCTGGTTCTTATTTAGATAAAATCTGTGCTATTCCTGTTAAAACTTTCTTATTTAATGACCAAACAGATACAGACCTTAATCTTGGTGTAATTGCTCAAGATGTTCAAGCAGTAGCACCAGAATTAGTTACAGAGTCAAACTGGGGAACACAAGAAGAACCTAAAGAAAGACTTTCTATCTATCAAACAGACCTACAATATGCTCTTATGAAATGTATCCAAGAACAACAAACCATCATCAACGACCTAAAAGCAAGAATAGAAACACTAGAAGGAGCTAAATAATGTCAAGCGTAATAATTTCTGGAGATACGAGCGGAAGTGTCTCATTAGTAGCACCAGCCATAGCGGGGTCAACGACACTCACTCTGCCAGCCACATCAGGTAACGTTCTTACAAGTAGCACTAATGTAACATTTAGTGATGGCACAGTTCAAACAAGCGCAGCGTCACCTTATGTGCTAAAGAACAGACTAATTAATGGTGGGTTCAATGTTAGCCAGTATAACGGAACCTCAAGTGTCACCCCTACTACAAATGGATATTACATTGATAGATGGTATATTGATACATTTGGTAGTAGTTCATTTAATTCACTCACTATGCAACAATTATCCGCATCTCCACCAACAGGATATAGCAATTATTTACAAATAGCATCTGGTTCTACAACATCCACAAATATAAACTTATCTCAATCTATAGAATATCAAAATTGTTATGATTTAGCAGGGCAAACAGTTACATTATCTTTTTGGTATAAAGTTCCCGTTAATTGGACAAATCAATGGCAAGCTTTTATAAGCTCAAATACAAGTGCAAATACAAAAATATCTGGCGGGTCTTCAGGAACAACATCTTCTACCGCTTTAACTTTAACTAATACTACAACTTGGACAAAAGCAACATTAACTTATACTATTCCTAGCAATGCTCAAACTGTTGGGGTGTTATTTAATAATGGTAATAACAATATAATTAATGGCGCTCAATTTCAAATCACAGGTGTCCAACTAGAAATAGGCTCATCAGCAACACCGTTTGAACGCAGACTTTATAATCAAGAATTGGCTAATTGTCAGAGGTATTATTGGAGATGGACTTGCACAAATCAAACTAATATTTATTTTTCAACAGCTGGTAGAGTATATTCTAATACTGGAGCAACAATAACTTATCCACATCCTGTTCCAATGAGAACCGCTCCAACTACAAATAATTCTAATAATTTTAGTGCTGGAATTTGGGATTATAGTGTTACAGCAATTACTACAAATAATAGTGGATATGCTGGTTCACCTTATTTAAGTGCTAATTTAAATGTTACTGGAACTTTTGCTACCCCTCCATCTAATGTAGGATATTCTATGGCATTAGGTTCTGGAAGTGCTGGTGGATCAAATACAATTTGGATTGACTTTTCTTCGGAGTTATAAGATATGGAAATACAATATAAATTACAAAATGATAGATATGGTAAACCTTGTGCAGTAACTATTGTAGGAACAGCATTATCTATTCCTATGGTTGAATCTAACACAGACTACCAAGCCTACCTAAAATGGCTTGAAAAAGGTAACACACCAGAACCAGCAGACGAAACAACACAAGGAGCAGCATAATAGTGTCTGTAGAGGTTAAAAGATGCACTCATTGCAAGAATGAAAAGCCATTTAGTGAGTTTCATAAACAACCTCACGGCAAGTTTGGTTTACGTGGCAGATGTAGTGTATGTGCTACAATGTTTAGAAAACCTATAGATCCTGCTAAAACAAAGTATTATTATGAAAAGAACAAAGAAAAGATTGCAGCTAGAGCTAAGGCAAAATATTGGTCTGACCCAAAGAAACATAACTTAGCTGTCAAGCAGTCTAGACTAAAATATTATGATAAGCACTTAGCTTACTCAAGACAATATGAACTAGAACACAAAGAAGAACGTAAGTTAAAAGATAAGGTATACGCACAAAATAATCCGCATAAAAAGGCGGCAATTGTATTAAAAAGAAAAGTTAAACAAAAACAATCAATACCTAAATGGAGCAACATTGAAATGACTAAAAAGATTTATAAGCTTAGAGATAGGCTTAATGAACATTCTGGATATATTAAATATCATGTAGACCACATTATTCCTATTAGTGGAAAATTGGTATCTGGTTTGCATGTAATAGAAAATCTAAAGATTGTTTTAGCTTCTTACAACTTAAGTAAAAATAATAAATATGAGGTGTCATTATGAGTTTAGTTCTCAGTGGGGATCAACAGATAACAGGACCGCTTACCGTAGGGTTTGGTTCAGGGCAAATTACAAGTAATGTGGCTGTAGGGTTAAGTGCTTTAAATGCAAATACTACAGGAATAGGTAACATTGCTATAGGCATTAGCTCTTTAACACTTAATACTACAGGACAACAAAATGTAGCAATAGGATTAAGTGCTATGGCAAGTAACACCACAGGCTATAATAATGTGGCTATTGGCTCATATGCTTTAAATACAAATGTATCAGGCGCTGGAAATACAGTAGTTGGAGGAGCGGCACTTGCTTACAATACAGCATCAAATAATTCAGCTTTTGGTAATGGAGCTTTAGGAAACAACACCTCAGGCACTCCCAACGATGCTTTCGGCTACCAAGCTCTTTATAGTAATACAACTGGTACAGGTAATACTGCTTTGGGTTTTGCTTCTTTACAATCAAATACAACAGGTGTAAGCAATGTAGCAATAGGTCAACAAGCATTACAATCCAATACAATAGGACAAAACAATGTTGCTATAGGACCATTTTCATTAATTACTAATGTATCATCTTCTTTTAATACAGCAGTAGGATTTGCTGCATTAAACTTAAATACAGCAAGTAATAACACAGCAGTTGGATTTGACGCACTAAGTAAAAACACCACAGGGACACCCAACGATGCCTTCGGATACCAAGCCCTCTATAGTAATACGACTGGTGCTACTAATGTAGCAGTTGGTTATCAGGCTCTTTACAGTCAAACTATTGGAACATCAAATGTAGCTGTAGGACAAACTGCATTATATGGATTAACTACAGGAGTTAATAATATTGCTATAGGAGCAGCAGCAGGCTATGCAGGAACTGCACTTACTATAGGAACTCAATGTATTTATTTTGGCACAAATGCAAAAGCATCTGCAAATAATGTCAATTATGAAATTGTAATAGGTAACAACAACTCTGGTGGTGTTGTAGGTAAGGGTTCAAATACAGTATTTATTAATGCAAATAGCGGTGGTAATTACAACGGTGCAAATAGTACAGCTTGGTCTACAACTTCTGATCAAAGAATTAAGAAAAACATTGTAGACAATACAGATGGACTAGATAAAATAACATCTATTCGTGTACGTAACTTTGAATATCGCTTACCAGAAGAAGTGGATGAAACATTACAGCCCTCTGATGCAGTTATAAAAGAAGGAGTTCAATTAGGAGTTATTGCACAAGAACTTCAACAAACACTTCCAGATTGCGTTAGAGAAGAGTCAACTGGTGTTTTATCTGTGCAAACCGACAATCTTACTTGGTATCTTGTAAACTCTATCAAAGAATTAGCAGCTAAGGTAGAAGCATTAGAAGCACAACTTGCAAAAGCAACACCAACAGTATAAAATAATTTCTCCAAGATAAAGAGAACGCATGATGCGCAAAGTAATGATAGGTACTCCAGCATTTGATGGTAGGATAGACGTTTGGTTTGCTAATAGCTTAGTCAACACAGTTAAATTAGCAGTACAAAGACAAGTAGATTTAAGACCGATTTATATGTCGTATGATAGCTTAGTCCAACGGGCAAGAAACGATATAGTTAGGTTAGCAGTAGAAGAAGACTTTGATGATCTTATTTTTATTGATAGTGACGAAGAGTGGAACCCTGAATGGATTTTTAAGTTACTAGCGTTTAAAGAAGAAGTCATAGGTTTACCAGTCGTTAAAAAGTCAGACCAGATGATGTTTAATATTAAAGCATTGCCTGATGGCCTAAAGATGCAACAAAATGGTTTGATGGAAGTAGAAGCTGTCGGTACTGGGTTTATGAAGATATCTCGTTCAGCTTTGAAAAAGGTTTGGGATGCAAGTCCTGAATACCAAAACGAAGGTAGATCGTGCAGAATGGTGTTTGATGTTAAAATTATTGATGGGCAATTAGTCAGTGAAGACAACATATTCTGTAGTAAATGGCGAAACCTAGGTGGTAAAGTATTTATAGAGCCATCAATGACTTGTAACCACATAGGTGTTAAAAAGTACCAAGGAAATTTTTTAGAGTATTTAAAATTTTTACAACAAACTAAATGATAAATAGCACAAAAGCAGGTCTACTATTACTAGGATTACTCCATCTATCTAATGGCGTACCTGCTGAATTGCCCAACCCAAAAATAACACCAGGGCAAACAAGAAGTGTAACACTAAAAGAACTCTGTACGACCTCTACCTCATTGGTACGTAACGTGCCAGACGCATTGAAAAAAGATGTATTTAGTAATTATGGCATGAATGGTAATGATAAGTCTAAATGTGCTGAAGGTTATGAAATAGATCACCTTATTAGTTTAGAGTTAGGTGGAAGCAATAGTGGTGATAACCTATGGCCACAAAGCTATTGCGGTGAAAATAGTGCCCATAAAAAAGATAAGCTAGAAAATGAATTGCATAGACAAGTTTGTTTAGGTAAAATAGGACTAGAAGAAGCCCAATTGTGCATTAGTAAAGATTGGGAACAGTGTTACATTAAAGTTTACCACAAATAGACTAACTCATTACAGAAAGGCTTAATAATCGCATGATTATTGAAAAGCTACTACCTCAAGAACTTGAGGACGAAATATTTAAAATTATGACAGCCAACGGATTTCCTTGGTACTGGAATGCAGAGAATATAGTCCCAGCAACACCGGACTCTCATATATTTCAATTTACACACGTATTTTACATATACCAAAAAGTATACTCATCCTACTTTAACATAGCCAACATGATTGTGGGCTACTTTGCCGAAAAGACAAAACTTAAAATAAAACGTGTAGTTAGAGTAAAAGGTAATTTAATACCAGACATTACACACACGCCCGAGTCACTTAATAATTTAATACACGGTGATATTGAGGATGAAAGAGATGGTAAGTACGTATCCTTTGTGTATTATGTGATGGATTCAGATGGTGATACCATTATTTATGATGATAACAATAACATCGTAGAAACATCACCACCAATAAAAGGTAATTGTATTTGGTTTGACTCTAAAACAAAGCACAGATCTTCTGTGCCACTTCACCACAAAAGAAGAGTAGTGATTAACTTTATTTTGGAGGTTGAATGAGTCAATTACTTATTACCACAGACGAACACGACTTTATTGTATTTGATTTAAATACTAATACAGTAACGCACAAACAAGACAAAACAGAAGAGCTACACGCGCACAATTTAGCAAACAGAGGTCGTCCAGTATTTAGACCCTTTGGTGTGGACTATGATGACAAATTTATTTATATTGCGTCAAATGATAAATTAGGAAAATTTAATCGTTCTGATTATACATTTAATTCACTGATTGATATTCCTTTATATATCAACACGCATCAAATTGTAAAAGATAAAGATACATTATTTGTATGTAACACGGCAGTTGACTGTATTGGCATTTATGATTTAAAAAACAATACGAATAAACAATTCAATGTCAATTTATTAAATGTACATCATACACAACATGTGCCAAATAACGCGGATCAACTAGACTCAAGACACTTAAATTCATTACTAAGTGTTAATGATAAATTATTATTTTGTCGACACAATCGAGGCATACCTAATTCAGACTTTGGTATTTTAGATAAAAATACACTTGAAGCTGAGATTATTGTGAGGGCGGGTAAAAGCTGTCATGGTATCAGATTGATTGAGAACTATATGTATAGTTTGTCATCTAATACAGGTGAGATTTTAGAGATTAACTTGGAAACTAAAGAAGTATCTTCTTATCCAATCGTGGATCCTAAAGTGACATTCTTACGTGGATTAGAAATTATGGGTAACAAGATTATTATAGGGTGCTCAGTTAATTTTAAATCTAACACAGACCAATCAAGCCATTTAATGATCTTAGATTTAGATAGCAACACATTGGATAAATTCCAATTAGATGGTATTAAATTTATTAACGACTTAAGGAGATTAGTATGAAACAAAAATTATTAGAATTAAAAGATTTTATTGTTGAGGTATTACTTTTTGGTTTCAGAGTGTTTATTCGCTGCGTTGAAGCATTTTTAGATGAAGCACAAATCTTAGCACTAGCATTAGACACACTAATCAATAACGAAATTGTAAAAGAAGAAGCTGTAACTAAAGCTGATGCCGAACCAGAGGTTGGTACTGGCACAACACCAACACCCCCAGCTGCCTGAATCGCTGTAGCTATTGTTATGAGTTTATTAAGTATATTCTCAGTTCACTGGTCATCATTTAACTGGCTCTTAGGTATCCTACCCACATGGTTGCCTACGGCCATTATGGTAACAGGTATTGGATTACTTCTTATTGAGATTATACTAGAGGCGATCGATAGGGTACCTAGTATTTATAGATTGCCTATGAGGCTCTTGGCATTAGCGATCTTCGCGTACGGGGCCTATATAAAAGGCCGTCAGGATGTTTTGGTAGAGTACAAACAAGAAATAGATATAATTAAAAAACAACAAGTGACCGTAACTACCAAGATTAAAAATAACTATGTCAAACAAATTAAAGATATCAAACTTGCAAATGAAAAACTTAAAAAGACAATTAGTGATAAAGACAATGCTGATTGCAGGTTGCCTAAGTCTTTTATCGAGTTGCACAACAACGCAGCTAAAGACTGATTTTCCAACACCGCCTGGGGAGTTGATGCTTGTTCCACCTAATTTACATACTCTGCCTGATAGTGCTTCTCTATCTACCACTGAGGGTGTAATTGTAGATAACTACACTGCGTATCATACCGTTGCCGAGCAATTAAAAGAATTGCAAAACTGGGTTAAAGAACAAACTAAAGTAAAATGAAAGACCTTTTAAACCAATTACTTACAGGAAGAGATAACAAGACTCACGATATTGCAAGATGGTCTTGGTTTATCACAACCGTTGTAATTATAGTAGGCGCGATATGGAATACCTACTATGGCCACGTGTTTAGCATGCAAGACTTTGCTAAATCCATTGGCATTATCGCCGGCGCACACGGAGCCTCGGTATTTATGAAAAAAGATTCAGAGCCGTCTGAGTCGCCAACCAATGAAGAGAAATAATGGAAATGCAATCACTCATTAATACGATCTTACCGCTCATTTGCGTATGTATTGGCTGGTTCTGTAAAGAACTGTGGACTGCCGTTCAAGAACTCAAAGAAGATCTATCTGAACTAAAAGCATCAATTCCCTCTATTTATATGAGACGAGACGAGTTTCATGACCGTTGGGACGAGATTATCAATTTACTTCACAGAATTGAAGATAAGCTTGACCAAAAGGTAGATAAGTAGTAATATATCCCTTATGGATATAAATCAAATAAAAGCATTAAAAATCGAAGAAGTTTGGTTAAACCCAATCAACAAAGTATTCGATAAGTATGAAATCAACACACCACTCAGGCAGGCAGCCTTTATAGGCCAGTGCCAGCACGAAAGTGTCAATTTTAAAAGACTTGAGGAAGACCTTAACTATAGCAGTGAGCGTCTTTGTCAAGTCTTTCCAAATCGTTTCAAATCCATTGAAGAGGCCTCTCCATATAACTACAACCCAATTAAAATTGGTAACAAGATATATGCTGATCGCTTAGGTAATGGTGATGAAGCAAGCGGTGACGGCTATCGCTTTCGGGGCCGTGGTATTATCCAAATTACCGGAAAAAATCTCTACAGTGTGGCATCTAATGACCTAGGTGCTGATTTTGTAAAAAATCCAGAACTTGTAGCCACACCACTTTACGCGGTACTCACCGCCGGGTGGTACTGGAATAGAAACAGCCTAAACCTATTGGCTGATCATAAGGAGTATACAACGATGACAAAACGTATCAATGGCGGACTCAATGGACTTGACAGCCGCATCTCAAAAATAGAAGAAGCTTTCCGCATTCTTTCCTAAATAAATCCCATCATTTTAATCTACTAAATTTACGGTAATAAAGCGTAAAGGAAGGAGCCACAATGAAACATTTACATATGATTGTTTGCGTAATTGGATTGCTTATCTCTAGTGTATGTAACACAGGGCAATCATTCACATTTGACAATTTTAAACCACACCATCTTGTTTTTATCAAACGTTTGGAAGGGTACAGCAACACGGCGTACCGTGACGCTAAAGGACTATATACGATTGGCATAGGTCACCTTATTAAGCCATCTGAAAAGCATCTTAAGACAGCTTTTTTAACTGATAAAGAAGTCACTCAATTATTTGAGTCGGACTTAAGTATTTGTAAAGCCGCGGTAGAGGAATCTATTGATGTGCCATTGGGTGAGTTTCAGTACGATGCGCTCTATAGCCTGTGCTTTAACATTGGTGCAGATAACTTTAAACGTTCTTTGGTTGTCAAAAGACTTAACCAAAATGACATAAAAGGGGCCGCTAATGCCATACTTTTATGGAACAAACCCGCCAATTTGGAGTACAGACGTAGAGTCGAAAGAGAATTATTTCTGGCGGGGCGTAAAGTATAGTAAATATGCATTAGTATGGATAAGGGCTGATCTCCCTATTCTATTCAATTTAACCTCGAGGAAATACCATAATGGACGGATTCAAAAAACTACCTAAGATGAAAACAGGCGGCAGCGTATGTGAGGCTGTTAAAAAATGCTATGGCGGCTCAATGAAAAAAGGCGGCAAGTACAAAGAAGGCGGCGACATTAAACAAGACAAAGCCCTCATTAAAAAAGCATTCAAGCAACATGATGAAGCAGAGCACGACAAAGAGCCAACAGAAATCAAATTAAAACATGGTGGCCGTTCTAAAAAAGAAGCTGGTACAGTTAAAAAATACAAAGCGGGTGGCGCAATCGAGATGAAAAAATCTTCAGGCGATTTAGACACTATTAAGAAGATTAAAGCTACTAAAAACAAAAAAGCTGATGCTCCAAACAAAGCAACATTAAGACCTAACTTAAAAGGTTCTGACGTAGAAAAAGAAAAATCAAAACCAGCTGGCGAAAAAGATACTATCAAAAAAGTACCACCAACAGGTGACAAAAAAGCGGACGCACCAAACAAGGCCGCAGTTAAAAAAGCACCTAAGGGTGAAGATGCCGTTGATGATATTGATGGTATGAAAAAAGGTCACGCTGTAAAAAAGCATAAAGCTGGCGGTCATATTAAGCACATGGCTGACGGCGCATTAACTGCTCCTATTCTTCCTCCAAATATTCAACAACAATTAGCAATAGCACAAGCATTGCAATCTGCTGGTCAACAAGCACAACAAGGAATGCAATCTGGTCAACAAGTTAATCCTAATGCAATGAATACAACATTAAATTCACCATATGGACCTAATCGTTTGTCAAGCACGCAAATGCAAATGGCTAATCGTGCAGCAGCCACAGGCGCAAATGTTCCATCTAGTGCTAATCAACCTCCTGCGTATCCATACACAGCGAATGATGTGATGAATAATCAATTCTCAAGAAGTGGATTAAATAACAAAGCTGTAGATGCATTATTAGGATCAATGGCTAAACGTGGTATGTTTTCTCACACTGGGGACTAAGAATGCCAAGTAAATCTAAAGCACAACATAATCTCATGGAGGGTGTAGCCCACTCTCCATCTTTTGCAAAAAAAGTAGGGATTCCACAAAAAGTAGGTAAGGAGTTTGCCAAGGCTGATAAAGGTCGATCCTTTAGCTCTAAGCCTATGCGTAAAGCTGCTGGTCGCGGGAGATAATCTTGGCGTACTCAGGTACTACTAACCAAACTAAGATCAATGTAGATCAACTTATATCTTATGCCTACCGTGACGCAGGTAAAACTGCGGAAGAATTAACCCCAGAATATGTACAAGCAGGTAAACAAGCACTTTTTTACATCCTACAAAATCTTTCTAACCGAGGTGTTAATCTTTGGTTACTTGAAGATTATGTGACTGGCGCCCAAACAAATCAACAATACATTAATATGCCCGATGGCACGATTGATGTGCGTGAGGCTAACTGGGTTTATATTGTTAATCCAACGATTGCTGAAGCGCTTCCTGCAGACAATTTAAACTCACCCAACCTATTTGATCAATCACTTAATTTAAACACTTACGCAACATCTACCGTGGGTGAAAATTGGTTTGGTGCTCAGTACCAACAACAAACACGTATTTTTTACGTAGGCTACAATGCTTACGCACCAAGTGGCTCCGCTACTTATAACTTAGCGTTTGAAGTAAGTAATGACGGCGTGAACTGGGAGCTATGGGAACAATTCCCAGAAACAACACTAGCAGATCGTGAGTGGGCTTACTTTACAATCAATGCTACCCAAGCATTTTACTATTTTAGAATTCGTGAGACCGTAGCATCCACATTCTCACTCCGTGGTATCCAGTTTGCACAATCACAACAAGTCATTCCATTGGCTCGTTTAAATCGTGATGATTACTGGAACTTACCTAACAAACAATTCCCAAGCCAAAGATCATTACAGTACTGGTTTGATCGTACCATTGACCCTTCTATGTATCTATGGCCAGTACCAAACAATAACTTCCAAGTATTCCAGCTCATTATAGAAAAACAAATGATGGACGTTGGTAACTTAACTAACGAGCTTTATGTGCCTGATCGTTGGATTGGTTCTATCCAAGCAACACTCTCACATAAACTTGCACTACAATTACCTGGTGTTGATTTAAATCGTATTGCTTTATTAAAAGCTGAAGCAGTATCTCTTGAGGCTGATGCGGCCGCAGAAGAACGCGATAAATCTCCAATCTACTATCAACCAAATATTTCGTACTATACTAGATAATGACTAACGCATATCAACAAACTTATGATAATTTAGTTCAGGATGTTATCAATTACATGGAAAGAACTGATGCTGATTTTGTGGCACAGATTCCATCTTTAATTGGTTTAGCAGAGGCCGCTATTGCCGCAGAGTTAAAGTCATTCCTACAACTAACTGTTGTGGAAACTACTTTGGCTGATGCTCAAACTATTTTACAAAAACCAGCAAGATGGCGTAAAACAGTATCCATGAAAATTAATGGAGAGCCTTTATTATTAAGATCACAAGATTATGTAGCTCAATATTTAGCTGAATCCACTGAGACTCAACCACTTTATTACTCAGAATACGATTACAATAATTGGTTAATTGCACCAATACCAGATCAATCCTATCCTGTTGAAATTATTTATTATAGTTTGATTCAACCATTGGATTCATCAAATCAACAAAATCTATTTACGAGAGAGTGTCCACAAGCGATGTTATTTGGCACATTACTTCAAGCGCAGGGATATTTAAAAGCACTTGACAAGCTTCCTGTTTGGAAACAATACTACACGGAATCTTTGGAGGCTCTCAAAAAAGAAGACAATACCCGTCGGGTGGATCGCAACACTACTGTTCAGGAACCTTAATCTATGTCAACATTTGTATCCCCATTTACAGGCACCATCGTTCAACCGACCGATGTTTCATACTACGCCTTAACATTCTCAACCAACCAAACACTCTATTGGCCAACTGTTGTTAATCAAACAGAAGTACCATTGGCTCGTGTTATGGATTGTTCTGCATCTACCACTGGATTATCTATTACATTCCCAGCGGGTAATCAAGGTACCCTTGGCGCTGATGTACTTATTAGAAACCAGGGTGCCAATACATTTACAGTCAAAGATAATACCGGTTCTGCTATTGTTTCTATTGCACCTGGCGTATGTTTATATTTTTATCTTGTTGACAATACAACCGTTGCGGGTGTGTGGCACAACATTACATTTGGTGCAGCAACCTCGACAGCAAACGCTGCAAGTTTAGCAAGCTACGGATTAACCACAACCATTGCGGGTCAATTAGCGACATCTGATAATGTAGTGACCGTATCAACATCACCAACATTTTCTGAAACAAGCCGCGCATCTACATACGTATGGACATCAGGTGCGGGATCATTTAATTTACCTATCCCATCCACTTTAAACTCTGGTTGGTACGTGGGATTCAGAAATGGTGGGACGGGTGCGTTAACTATTACCCCACCAAGCCCAGCAACCATCAATGGTCAATCAAGTATTATTACTAATCCAGGTGACTCCGGTATTATCCTTTACAATTCATCGGGTGGTAATTATTTTACTGTGGGTTGGAACGTACCCGCTAACGTAACATTCTCTGCGGCAACATATGATGTAGATAGCATTGTAGGTAATGCATTTAGCTTAGTATCTTACGCTCCAATTATTCAAACTTATGTAGCATTATCCGGTACTAGAACATCAACACTTACCGTAACACTACCTAATATTACTCAATTATACGTATTAGTTAATAGCACGACATCAAGCGCATATAATATTACATTTGCAATTTCTGGATCATCTTCTACTTTTGTATTACCTGCAAGTACAGTGGCCACAATTGTAGTGGACGCTGGAATTATCTATCCAATTACTCAATCCACAACATCAACATACTTTGCAAGTAATGGATCACAAACTAATCCATCATTTTCTTTTACAAGTGATATTCATACGGGTATGTATTTACAAGGTACAAGTAAACTAGGATTAACAGCTAATAGTGTATTAATGTTAAATATTGATAATACCAATACTGGAAGCCCTCAAATATCAACACCAGCAACATTAAACGCTGGATTAATACCAGGTGGAACATTCTAAATGGCGGATCAACAACAAGTTGAACCACAGTACAATGAAGTTTATACTCTAGGTGTCCAGCCCGGTATAAAACGAGATGGTACCACATTTGAATCACGTGAATATAGTGATGGTGTTTGGTGCAGATTTCAACGCGGTGTGCCCAAAAAAATTGGTGGATATACTGAACTAGCAACCACATTCAATGGCATCCCACGTGGCATGGTTATGAATGGGTACAATGGTGTTAACTATGTATTCTCAGGTAACCAAAATGGTTTAGATGTATTTACCACAGGCCAATCTTTTGGTATTGGTAGTGGTCCATCAGTAGCTCAGTTTGAAGTAGGGTACTCTCCATTTACTGTTACTAAAGTAACGAACTCATCATTTACTATTTCTGGTGCGGATCGTACTGCTCAGTTTTATACAGGATCTAATTTTGTATTTAGTCAATCCACAAATCCTACATTTTATTCTGTAACATCATCATCCTATAATTCTGGTACTACAACGACAACCGTTAATTTTTCCCCAAATAACAGTGCGTCATTTACACAAGTTTATTTAGCAAATACTTATTTTAAAGCGGATCCTAGATTACTGTGGCAGTTTGATTATCAGTATAATCCCCAAGGTGGCGCACTTAATTTAATTACACACCCCGGACTTAACTTAAATTCTATTGATAACGGTGTGGCAACACAGGTTTACATTGGAAGCACACTACCTAATTCAAGTAATCAGTGGGTATTTACAGGATTAGCAGATACGACAGGTGTAGCCCCAACCTATAAACCTATTGTGGTTGATGGTGGCGTTTGTGTGCTTCACCCATTTATATTTGTGTACGGATCTAATGGATTTATTGCAAATAACAATGTATCCACAACCTACACTAATCAAACACTAACCGACTGGAATGGTACATTTGCCAACCAAGTTAACGTTGCTACAGGTAAAATTGTAAAAGGTATGCCTGTGCGTGGTGGTACAGCGTCGCCATCAGGTTTATTCTGGGCTACAGATAGTTTGATTCGTGTCTCATTTGTAAACAATCCTCCAGTCTATTGGCAATACGATATCATATCAAGTGAGATATCAATCATGTCATCAAGCGCTGTGGTTGAAATGGATGGCGTTTATTTCTGGATGGGTGTTGATAGATTCTATGTTTACAATGGTCAAGTGAATGTATTACCTAATGATAAAAATGTAAACTGGTTATTTGATAATATTAATTATACTCAACGTCAAAAAGTGTGGGCCACAAAAGTTCCTAGGTATAATGAGATTTGGTTCTTCTACCCACGTGGTGGCGCTACGGAATGCACTGATGCAATTATTTATAATGTAAAAGATAAGATCTGGTATGACGCTGGGCAGGCAGAGGGTGCTCAAAGATCGAGTGGGTTTACAACAGAGGTTTTTCCTTCCCCCATTTTTGGTGGTTGGAATTTTAATGTATCCTACAGCTCCCCTAAAAATGTCATTGCGACACCTACAGGGCAGTCTGCAGCAACAGCATTTCAATTTTATTTATTGGGGGATCAGTCAACACAATTTTCCCCTGGTCAGTACGTAACATTATCTAATACATCCCCAACAGCACCTAAATACTTAATTACATCAAGTCAATTTATTATTAATACAACCATAGGTATGCCAGGTGCTACATTAGTCACTGTGGCTACTACTTTTGGATCATCACCATCTGTAGGTACACCCATGTACATTATTAGTGGAGGGTATGGTATTTGGCAACATGAGACAGGATTAAACAAAGTATCCATTAATAGTGAGGATGCTATTTATTCTTCTTTTGCAACTTGTGATATTAGTTGGGTAGGTGGAACACCCTCAGAAGATACATCCACAGGTATTAATCGTCGTATGCACTTACGTCGTGTTGAGCCAGATTTTGTACAAAGTGGTCCAATGACTATGACAATTTATGGTCGTAAGTTTGCGCGTGGTCCTGAAGAAGATTCTGGTCCTTATGTATTTACAGCAGATACAGAAAAAATTGATTTAAGAGTAGAGCACCGAGAAGTTAGATTAGAGTTTGAGTCTAATACGATTGATGGTAATTATGAAATGGGTCGATTATTAATCACCGCAGAGTACGGTGACGAAAGGCCATAGTGGCTAATTTAGTTCAGCCCGTATTTCCTTTTGTACCACAGTACACAACATGGGAAAACTTTAACGGTAATATTGTTATGTTCTACGGCCATGAGCCTATTCCATATAGTAAGGAAGAGGACTGGCAGTCAACGGCTAGGAACATCACTCAACTTCCAACATTTTCAAGTTATACCGTGCCAGATCCAAGTCTATATGACAAATGGGAGGATTGGGCTAATCAATTTGTGCTAATTATCAACGGTAAACCCCCACAATAATGGGCGTAAAAATGCCAATTTGTGCATTAGTATACCTAGATGATAACCTTTCAAAAAGAGCCCGGAAGTGTCTTTTTACCTGACGCTAAAGACCTATTTAAACTGCATGCTAATGAAGCATCAGAGCACTTAGATAAGATACCACTCGATCCTAATTTTGAGCAATATTTTAAATTAGAAGAACTCAATAAAATAGAAGTTCACACTGCCCGAGATGATGGCAAATTAATTGGTTATAGTTTGTGGCTACTTGGTAGGCACATACATTACAAAAAAAGTTTAACAGCAACATCCACACTTATATACTTATTACCACAGTACCGAAATGGCACTACCGGTTTTACTTTTATTAGGTGGACGATAGAAGAAATTAAAAAGAGGAAACCACAAAGAATCTTAATGTCGGTCAAACCAAGCAATGATTTTGGTAGACTATTAGAAAGATTGGGTGGCAATTATTTTGAAAAAGTGTATTCATTTGTATTGGAGTAAGTAATGGGTGATTTTGTACCAGGCAGCGATTTTGTACCAGGGAATGATATTGTACCGGGTGTATCTGATGTATTGGGTATTGATCCTAGTGCGGGTGTTGATCCATCACAAGGCGATGTAGGCAATACAGGTACTGCCGATACTACAACAACACCAACAGATACAACTGGTAGCCCATATGGTAGTGGTACAACTACGAATACTACCGGAGGTCCTACAGATATCGGATCTCCAGCTATAGGTACCCCTACAGAACCTGGCGGCGGTGGTTGGACACCTCCTACAGGTACAGATCCAGTTAGTGTTGCAGCTAACCAAATTGCTAAAACCGCTGGAAATTCTGCAGCTCAAAGTTTTATTAATAGTATGTTAGGTAATGCTGCTAGTACTATAGGTCATGCTATTACAGGAGCTACGGGTACAACAGGTAAAGTTGCTAATACTACAGGTGTTGGTGCTCAATCTCAAACACCTAATAATTCATCAAATAATCGAATCAATTTAACTCCAGGTTTAACACAAGCAACTTCAATTCCAGCAAGTGAATTAGGTGGTGTATTTAGCGCAATTCCTACTATTATGGGATCAGCTCCAGTTAGTTTTGGTGCATATGCTGAAGGTCATCGCGTTGAAGAACCTGTTCAACCTACAGAAGAACATGTGCCTGAATTCTATAGCGAAGGTGGTTTAAAACATACATACGTTCAGGGAGATGGTGATGGTACTTCTGATAGCGTGCCAGCTATGTTGGCTAATGGTGAGTTTGTTATTCCTGCTGATGTGGTCTCATCTTTAGGTAACGGTAGTAATGATAGTGGTTCAAAAGTATTAGATGAATTTTTAAAAACAATTCGCGAACATAAAACTAAACATGAATCTGATAAATTACCGCCTGACAGTAAAGGCCCGCTTGCTTATTTAGAAATATCAAAAACTAAGGTAGAAAAATAATGTCTGGAATTAATAGCTTAATCTCTGATACCACCTCACAATCCACCACAATGCCAGCTTGGTTTGACCAAGCTCAACAAAATACTGTTAATCAAGCATTAGCTGGTGCAAGTCAAGTTCCTCAATTTCAAAATACAGCAGGTGGTGTAGCTGTTAATACTTTAACAGGTGCATCTAATCCATTTACACAAGCTCAAGGTACTTTAAGTTCAATTGCGCAAACAGCTGCAACAAATCCTTGGATTACTAATCCATCAACAGGTGCAGTATCTCCTAATACTGCAACTCCATTAGGCGGATTATTTCAAGCTAATGAACAACAACTTCAACAACTTATTCCTCAAACAGTGGCTCCATCTAATGCAGAATCTATTTCAAGTGGCCAATTTGGTAGTCTTCGTAATCAAACAGCTGCAGATACAGCAATTGCTAATGCTCAAGCTCAAATGTTGCCTGGCGAATATCAAGCTTTTTTAGCTAATCAACAAACTGGTATTAATGCAGCTACAGGATTAAGTGGTGCTGGTGCTCAAGGAACTGCAGCAGAAACTACTTTAGGTCAAGCACAACAAAATGCTCCATTAGCAGGAGTTAAAAACTTAGCTCAAATTTTAGGTGCTACACAAGTTCCTACAACAACAACGCAATCAGCTTCATTATCACCTTTATCACAACTTCAATCATTAGGTAATTATCTTGGTATGACTCCAGGTCAAATGGTAGGTGCGGCAGGTAATGCTGTTACTGGCCTTTTGGGATCTTTATTTGGAACTAACACTTCAAATAGTGCAGTATCTACTATTCCAAATACTGCAACTGAAGGTCAACCAGGATATGGTTGGCAATATTTCTCAGATGGTACATCTATTTCACCAACGGGTCAATATTACCAAGGTGGTTCACTTATTTATGATCCAAGTAATCCATCTGGTGCAGCTTCTACTAATCCGGATATGAGTCAAATTAATACAACAGGTCAAACAGATTCATCTGGAGGCGGATATGATCCAAATGCTATCCCAACAACGGACTCAACACAAACGTTTGATCCAAATGCACCAGGAATAATAGTTAATTAGGAAAATATATTATGGGATTAGATTTTTTATCAGGACTATCGGGTATCAGTACTTTAATGGGTTTAGAAAACTTAGCAAAGAAACCTACTGAATCTGCTACTCCAACTTCTAATTCACCTACATCGTCGTCCTCAACTCCATCTGGAGGCCTTACTACAATCACAGGCCCTGGTGGTAAAAAAATTGTAGTGGATCAATCATCATCAGATCAAATTTATAAAAATTTACAAGACCAATATAATTTACGTAATAGTGAATTTGCTGATTGGCAAAATAGAATGCAAGCAGCACGTGCTGCAGCTATTCCTAATTTACATGGTGAATCCTCTGATGCCCAACTTGCATTAAGACAACAACAAGAAACAGAACGCAAAGATCGTCTTGCTATGCTAATGGATATGGCAGCTATGAAAGGTTCTCAAGCACAACAAAATCTATTAAGAAATTCACTTTCTGGTGGGCCTAATATTTCACAAGGTGTAGGTACTATAGGAGATCAAACTCAAAATGTAGTATCTGGTGGTGCGGCTTCCGTTATACCTCCGTATGCACAAAAACAAATTAATGATATGGTGAATGCAGGGGATATTGATGCCGCTTTAAAATTAAAAAATGAAATTATTCAAAAAGCTGCTGAAAAACGTCAAGATTTTGAAAATAATGCTGAAAGCCTTAAACAACAAACTTATTGGATTGTTGATCCTATTACTCATGAAGGTCATGAAGAAACACTCACACCTAAAGAATATAGAGCATTAACTGAAAATTCAAAAAATCCTTTATATAATCCAGTTGCTCCCCCAGTTCCAGTTTCAGCACCTACAAATAAACCTGAATTAAAAAATGATGATGTTTTACAAACTGTTAAAAAAGGTATTTTTGGACAAGAAAGCTCATCAGGATTAAATCCCAAACCTAGCGTAAATGGAGCATTAGGTCCAATGCAAATTACTCCAGCTACATGGGAAACTTATGTTAATCGAGGCATTATTCCTAAAGAATGGGATATTAATAGCCCAAATCAAAACAAACAAGCTGGTGAAAAAATTGTTGACTATCTTTACAATCAATATAATGGTGATGTTGATAAAACATTAGCTGCTTATCATGGTGGTGAAGGTGCTGTTGATAAAACAGGAGCTATTAAATTAAATACTCCCGATGGATTAGGTGTTACTAACGCTCAATATATTTCTGATGTTCGTAATAAAGCTGGTTTAAATAAAACTGAAATTGTTACAGATGATGTGCTTAAAAATTTACCTAAAGATGTTCAAGATAAATTAGATAATGTAAAAACAGAAGATGAACATAATGCTATTTTAAATAATTATAAAGCATCACTTGTTCCTACAACTCAATTTACAGGTCAAAATGTTAAAGTAGCATCTGCTGATAACAAACCTATGACATATTCTGAATATAAGAATCAATTAGAAGTAGAAAAACAAAAAAAATTAGCTAATATTCAAGTTAAGAAAACAAGTGATATTAAAAATGTAGAAAATGCTGCTACAGATTTAAAGAAAATAAATGATATTGCATTAAAAGCTGATGATACGGCAGAAGCTGCAAATTCTATTATTAATTTAGCATCTAATCCGCAAAAACAAAGATTATTTGCCCCTCAAAATCAAGACACAAAAGCAGCTTCAATACTTAATGCCACATCTGGTGTCCGTGGGGTTGGTAAAATTGCTGAAAATTTAATTACCAAAAATCCACAAACAGGAATTTACAGTCCTCAAGATATTGCTGAAAGAAATATTATTCAATCTAATGCTACTAAATTAGGTATTGATTATGCAAACCAAGCTTTTTCTGGTACTCGTATGACCAACGGATTTACTAAATTGGCTCAAGAAGCTAAAGGTGTAGGTGCAGATATTCCTTGGCAAACAAATTATATTAATGCTGTTGCTATTAGAGAAAAAGCTCAATTTAATAAAGCTGCTGCAAAAGATTATTACAATTATCAAAAAGAAAATTTAGATAAAAATAATTTTGTTACATTTACTGATTATGTCAATACAGATCGTTTTAAAAAATTAGAAGATGCAACACATGAAAGATTAGTAAAACAATTTCCTTCTTATTTTAAACCTTCTGATGAACGTCCAGATATTGGAGTTCATTTATTAAATACTCCTGCAGGAGAAAATAATGTTTCAAATAAATCTGAATCGAGTTGGGATAAATATAAGGTTAAAAGATAATGGCTGAAGATTATTTTAATACACAAGAAGCTTTAAAAGAACATCCTGAATCTGATATAGCTAAACATCTTGCAGAAATTCATGACATTGATCGTGAAGCTTATTTAAAAGATGGTAAATCAGATAAAGACTTTATTCAAGAATTTGATAAAAGACCTATTCCTAAAAAAGTAGAAGAGTGGAATGGTATTCCTGTATCAGCTCCAGAGGAAACTCCTCCATCTGTAGGCGCTGTTGCCGGATCTGTACTCGGAGGTTCCGGAGCATTAGGTAAATTTGGAATTAATTCTATTAAGAATCTATTTACGCCCACAGCTCCTCCTGCTCAACCAGGTCCAACAAATGCAGCTGCAGAAAGTCAAATTTTATCTGAACATGGTTTCCACCCTGGTGCTACAAGCAATGCTGTTTTTAATGAAGAACAAGCGGCTGCCAATAAATTACATCAGGGATTTAGAAATGTGCCTGGGTATGATGTAAAAGGCAATATGAGAATAGCTACTCCATCATCATTAAATGTTGATGAATATGCTGCCGAACAAGCTGCTAAAAAATTAGCAGAAGATAAAGCTAAACAAACATTGTGGCAAAAAGCAGGGCCAGTATTAAGAGATATTAAGTCCGGTATTCCAGTTTATGCTAAAAATTTATTTACTGGAATATCTAGTCCTTTATCATTAGCTGCCACTGGATATAATGCTGTTGATGCATCAAATCAATTTAATAAAGGTAATTATGGTAGAGGTGCATTGGCTACATTAGGTGCTGCAGGAGCATTGGCTTCTGAATTACCTCCATCTGCTTATATTCCTGAAGATATTGTAAAATATGGTGGTTTAGGTATTTCTATGTTAGCACCCTATCTTAATAGAAAAATAGATGAATATTATGAAAAGCATCCCGAACATAAACGTGATGGTGGTTTGATTCACTTATACGGAGAATAATTATGGCAACAAAACCTGGACTTTATGCAAATATTCACGCAAAACAAAAACGCATAGCCGCCGGTAGCGGTGAGCGTATGCGTAAGCCTGGATCTAAAGGCGCACCTACCGCGCAAGCATTTAAAGAATCAGCAAAGACTGCTAAACCAATGAAAAAGGGTGGCCCATCTTTAGCTGTAGGTCGTGGTGAAAAGTTACCTGTATCTAAAGGTGCAGGACTTACTGCCAAAGGTCGTGAAAAATATAATAGAGCTACAGGTAGTCATTTAAAAGCACCACAACCAGAAGGTGGCGCTCGTAAAAGATCTTTCTGTGCAAGAATGTCTGGCATGCCAGGACCCATGAAAGACGAGAACGGCAAACCCACAAGAAAAGCAGCGTCACTAAGACGCTGGAAGTGCTAACTTACTTACGGTAACGTTTACCAACCCACCCTTCGGCAGCGAGAGGAAAATCGGGCGCCCATTGTGGCGGAGTGGTCATGATCTTAATGACCTCATCGAGTGCAACATCTTGTTTAGCTTCATCAACTAATATTAGGACCTCATCGTGGATACTGTTACACACACTATATCCTTTATCTTCAAGACTGAGCATAGCCATGGCAAGGAAATCCCTAGCGGTTCCTTGGACGGCACTCTGAAATATGGAGCTTCCGATAAGAACGTTCCTCGTCCACTTACGGGTAAATGTATTAAGTCCATGCACAGTAACAGCAAGCTTCTCAGCTCCCCAAGGCGTCATAACAGTTTCTAGTTCTGGCCTTTGCCAACATATTAATCTACCGCTCGGTAGACGCATCCACAAAGCCCCCTTGTCGTACTTCATCACCACCTTATTATTAGCCGCAATAGGTGTCGCCGGTGTCTGCACGGCCTCAATCGCCGCGTTCTCGCAAGCGTACCATAGTTCTTTTACTTTTGGATAGGACGCGCGATAATTATCTACGGCGCTCTTGGACTGTACCGGATTGAGTGACACACCCATACCCTTGGCGTACTCAACCAATCCCTTGGCGCCCTGTCCGAACATGCAACCAAGTACGGCGGATTTAGAGACTTGCCTTTGATCCTTAGTTACCTCTTCGTAAGGTACTCGGTACAATGACTGAGAGGCAAATACCTTGTACTCATCTAATCCTTGTCGGAAGAGCTCAACTTTGTCGTTTTGATTGGCGATCCATGACGCCACTCTATTTTCGATCGAGCTAAAATCGACGTCCACGAAGGTCTTAGCCATAGGAGCATGTATTGCACTTCGTACAAGCGAGGACAATTCTCGCATTGTACCAACTCGTTCCCTAAAGACGCTTGGAATCGCGACTGCAATCTCTTCATCGCTAAGTACGGGACGCGCAATATTTTGCAAATTAAGTCCACCGCGAGAAGCCCAACGGCCAGTACTCGCGCCATGATAGACCAATGTATTTCGTATTCTTCCTTCATTTTGTATCTCCAACATTTTAGCGTACTTAGCCACGCTAGTTTGGCTTCCTTCTTGTCTTAATTCTAAAACCCTATTAATAGTAGGGATTTTGTAAACATCTTTCAAGGCCTCAGAAACTGTTTCGGCAGTCAAGTCTTTTAAGTTAGCCCCATGCTCATTTAGCCATTTTAATAATTTGGCTCGTTCTGATGGTTTGCACCCAGTGAGCGCTAGTGTTTCTTGATCAATTTGGGCTTGAGCGTTTTCTACGGCCTTAACCGCATTTTCCAACTCACAAGGATCGACGGGAACACCCCTAATATTAATACGCTGGGTCAACTCCCATATCTTTTGTTCTGATGCGTCCAGGGGTCTTAGCAAACGCCCTATGGCCATCTCTGTCTTAACGTCCTGGCGACAGTACTCAAACAGCTGATTTATAAGTTCGGGGTCTTTATTAAATCCGTCTTTGTATGGTTTGCATAGTTTCTGAATAAGACGCTTACCAATAGGATCTTTTTTATATTCGGCATCTATAAATGTGCCAGCGTCATCTAAGCTTTGTGGAATATTATTGGCCGCAGCTATGGCCATGGTGTCAATACATTGTTCTAATTTTAGTGGTGGCCAGCCGTACTTAGGCACACAGACGCAGTTCCAGATGGCATACTCGAACATGGCGTTCCATGCTTGGATTTTGCCACCGTTGTTTACGTGGTCTAATAGTTTGGATAAGAAATGCCCGTAGTGTGGGTTATTAACTTGGTCAGTTACTAACACATCGTTAGGTTCGGTGCCGAACGCAATACACAACACTTCTGTTGAGGGATCGTTGGCGTATACATCCAGCCCTCTATCTTTCAGATCAATCGCTGATCTAGTTTCAAAGTCAATACTATAGATCATTTATCCTTGTCTTCCATGTTCAAATCTTGCAGATTTAGCTTTATTACAAGCATGTTCAATAATTTGAGCATATTGTTCACAATTATGTGTAAAAAAATTATCGTATTCATCCCACCAAAGTCTGTCTTTATAACAATTTAATGCGTATCCACTTCTATCAAAAGAATCATTTATTTTTATTTTTTCATTATTTTTAATTTTTTCTAAAAGTACTTGATAGTAATCTTCTTCTTCATAATCTATATAAAATGCTTCTTTCCAAGTATTATACATTTTAGGTTCTGGAACTCCATCTAATATAATAAGATCAGAACCACATTCGTCTTGAAATTTTATTATTTTTAAAAGTTCTTCTTTAGTTATATCTTTTAAACTAGATTTAACTTCAAACCATTCATAATAATTGCCATAATCTACTTTAAAATCTGGTAAGTATTTTGTACCATCTTTTAATTCAAATCCTTCTGGTTCATATTCCCATTTTAATCCCATAGTATCAAAAAATACGGCCCATCTAGCCTCAAGACGAGATCTAAAATGATATCCTTTGTATTTAGTTTGTATTACTTTCATTATTAATCTTTCCAATATTTAGAATCATATTCATCTCGCAATACTGCTGACCATCGATCAACAGCATCATCAGAGTCATAGTGTAATCCCTCGTTGCCATTTTGTCCAATAATATCGATACGAGACTTTTTAGGTTTACCAAAAATGCGTTCAAAATTGGCTTCGAATTTTTCTAAATCTGTGGGTCTTTGTTTATCACCTTTGCCTGCTTCACTTACCATTTTGATTCTCCATTTTTGTTATTTTCTTTTTAAGCCAAAGATAATCAGCCATTGCATCACCTTTACCTTTATCATACCAGTTCAATGCTTGTTTGCTAAATAATTTTCTAACAATCCAAGGTAAACTCATATGGAATTCTAACATACTTAATTCAAGCTTTCCTTCTATCAGATTCATTTTTTGTTTTTTAGTGAGTTTCATTTCCAAAATCCTCTTCTGTTAATATGGGTTGATCTTTTTTAGCATCTTTTAACATCATTTCTAATACTCTAATAATTTCTTCAGGATTATCGCCTATCACTTCATCTCTTTCACTAAAAGCCATTAATTCGCCTGTTTCTCTATAAAAGACTTCATTTAATCCATAATATATTTCTTTTGTTTTAGGGCAAATTCGTTTAATGATCCTATAGTTCCAAGTCATTTTGTATATTCCCTTACCTTTTTAAATACTTCTCGTCTATCACTAAATTTAATCTTACCTTGTATTTCTACAGGATAAAAAAATGCAGTCCAGCCGTGATTAGCATGAAATGTTCCTGTTACTTTTTTACCGTTAATGGTATCAAAATAAATCCAGGGATAATTGGCCGCAAAGGTTACATTTATACCTATCTTTTCAAGTCTGGTTTTAAATGTTGATAATCTATCAGTCATTCCTTATCCTTATCCTTATCTTTATTCATAGTATGGATATGTTTTTCTTTTGGTATGGTAAAAATTTCAATAGGGATATCTTTTCTTTTATAAGCATTGTCACGACCTAATTTATATCCAGCTATCCATGCCTGCCACATCTTTTCATCGTCATATTTTAATTCACACATACTAGGACTTTGTAAAAATACTCTTTCATACCACCATGTAAACTCTTCGTTTAATTCAGGTTTCATTTCTTTAGGTTGTGGTTTAATGCGGTATTCCCAATGAGTTGCATCCCAAATTGGAGTTTCAACATATTGCCATTCTTCATTTTCATCAGATACCCATTTAGCTTCAATCTTTTTACCTTCAGCCCATGCTTTTATTTCTTTATGCCATTTATGTTGTTTCATTTTAATCTCCTAATCATTTTTTATATATCCAATTAGGATCCCACATATCGCGATAGGGATCATCTTTATAAAAGTCTTGCTTCATCATCTCTTCAAATTTCTTTTGCTTTTCCGGCGATAAGGCAGAAGAATATTTAGTAACATTTACTTTTTTATATAAGTATTCTACTGCATTAGCTGTTATTGTAATAGGGCTAATATCTGCTGCATCCATATTAATCTCCAAATAAAAAGAGGCTCCAAACTACAGAGCCCCCCACTTCACCACCACGATGAAATTGTTTAGCTGTAAATTCCATTATATTTCACAAACGCCGCTCACGCAAGCTAACATTTGTGCACCCTCTACATTGTCAGTTAATTCTTGGAATTTAGTCCAATCAATCACAGGCATAGAGGTTTTTAATGTATTGTAATCTTCTTCTGAGCATTCTTCATAAGGCGCTTGTTTATAAGTGTGTTCAGAATATGGTAAGAATGAAACTCCACTAATTTCGTCAAAGTGATTCCATACCCATGCACCGACACTGGGCCAATCTTTTTCTTCGACCGATATTGTAACAGAAGGTTTGTGTTCGCACCACTCTTTTTGATAGGTCAACCATAATTCTAGGTGATCTATGGGTGTAACATCTGCCCTTGTTAATCCGTCTGGCGCTTTTTGAGGGAAGCTGAATACTGTCGTTTGCGTCGGTTTATATACGCAGTCTTCGCTAGGAATGCCCTGTTCCACAAGGAAGGTTGTAAGTGGATCTTTTTTGTCGCCACGTACTCTTCTGATATAGAATTTAGAATGTCTTGGATGGATTCCTGACGCAGAGTCAACAAGTTGAGAGACTGTTCCACTTGGCTTGACGCAAGTGATTGCGGCGCTTGGTTCAATGCCAAGTTTTTCAGCCCATTCTTTGTTTGTATCTCTCGCCACATCTCTGAGCTCGTTAAGAATTCCATTTAATTTCTCCCCTTGTGTAGTTAATAATGTATTGTCAAATATACCAGTTAATGACACACCAAGCAAGCGTTCTGCTTCGGTGTTATTTTGCCACACTTTTCTTAAATACGGGAATTTTGTGAACGTCGATTGAATTGTACCCAAAATGGTAGCCAATTTGACTTTGTACATAAGAGTTTCTTTGGTGTCGTCGTGACGTACAACAGCCTCCGTGAGGTTACAAAATTGATACGGACGAAGAATGATCTCTGAGCACGGGTTAGTACCGAACTCGAAATTTGGATCGCGGTGCCCGAATTTGGAAACCGTCTTCTTAGCTGCCTCGCGATTGAAAATGCCTCGTTCACCCGAGTGCGAATTGTAGAGGGAGAGCCATTCCTCCATGAATTTGCCAACTGTAGGCGTCTCGTTGTACACTGCGGAATTATTCGCCAGTGCACGGTGCGGTGCTGTGTCCCACCAAGGTCCCGCTTTTGCATGTCTAATCCTTTCATCGTCTAGGTCTGATAGTGAGATCATAGCAGAACGACGTACGCCACCCACTACAACCACTTCACCAATTTTACACATAATGTCGTGGCACTCTAATGAATTGAGTTTACGGCCATGCGCATGTTTAAATACTGCGACCACAAAATTAAATAGATCAATCAGTGGTTGTGGACCGGACGCCCTACCACCAAATGTTTTTAATCGAGCACCGGCGGGGCGAATTTTTGATACATCCCATTGTGGTACTTCGCCTGCCCATAAATGAGCCAATATTAATCTTAATGCTTTTGCCCAACCTTCTTTCGAGTCATGGACTGCAATCGTGTGATTGGATTCATATAGAGTGTCTGGCACTTCGGGCAGCTTGTTAATATTA